AAATAAACACAATTTATGAGTTTCACGGAGATTTATGGCATGGACATCCTTTACACCCAGAGTACAATGAAAATGAAATTCATCCAGTCATAAAAGATAAAACATGGGGTCAGGTGTATCAAGATACTCTTAAAAAGGAACAAAAAATAAGAGATTTAGGTTATACATTAATTGTTATATGGGAAAGTGAGTGGGTATGTCGTGCACCTAAACCGAAGACACCCTAAGAAACTATGGAGCAACAAATTCTTCAACTGATTGAAGACGAGGTGGAGCGCCGCGTGCTCGAGCGCATGTCAACAGCTCTTGAAAAGATTAGTCGTACGTATGACATTTCTTTGCAACAGCTGCTTCGAACGGCGAGTGAAAACACGACGAGTGTCTGGAACGGAAACGTGTGTCACGGACTGAGCAAGGCGTCAAAGCAAAAGTGCAAACGCGGCGTCAAGGATGGGTCTGGATACTGTCACTGTCACAAGGACCAAAAGCCGGTCCAACGAGTAATTATTCCATCCAGGTCACAACTGTCACTCATGGCTCCGACTCCGGTGCATACACACACATTGCCTCCGATGTTTCTTGCAGGTTGTCCAGCATGTGAACGTGGAAAAAATTCTCGTATAGATATATGAAGCTGTTGACAGTTGTACCCGCTCTCGCATTTCACGGTATCGTTATCTCGTGGGTGAACAAAATTGAAAACAAGTGCGAGTGCAGCACTGATTGGCGCCGCGATTACCTCAAGTACTTTTCGATCCTGTCTGTTCTACTCGTCATCGGAACCACTTTCATGCGCCAAAACCCAGCTCTCGGCGCAGTCGCCATGGCGTGGTTCATCGCAGGTCTTGTGAACATTGGCGCAATTCTGTCATACATCCCAGCACTCAGAAAGAAGCAGTGTGATTGTGCACTGGAAGGTGATTGGCGCGATGATGCCATCTTCTGGTGGGTGATTATCGGCTTTATCTTGTCATTTGCAGGCTCAGTTATTATGTTGTCTCGTAAGTAGATGGCAGGTGGTATATTTCCAGGAAAGCCATTCGAGTTTAACGTGAAATGCATTGTGTTTTCACTGATGCTTGCACTCGGGTACTGGTATGCACCCCACAAGAATCTGTGGGTCCTTGCATTTCTGATTTGGTTCCCGTACATTTTGCTTGCATGGTACGATTGGTCATACAACTGTGAAAACAAACTTCAGCCAACAGCCGTGCCGTTCGGTCGGTACATTTGGCTTCCTTTCAAGCCACCCGGATACAAACAGGCATTCGACGATCTTCCATCCGAAAAGATTGCCATCATGGATCGCGTCGATCACATCGCAGGGTGGACTCTTGTTGCCGCAGCAGCAACGTGGTATCTTCTTAAAAACAAGGGACGCTGAAATTCCAATGGCAACGAGAAGCGACCTGCTTCTCGAGGCGCTTAAACGGTTCTTCGAAGTGCCTGAGCATTCTCAGCAGTTGAAGGACATTCTTGAACATCGACGTGGTGTGTCTCTCAGGAACCTCGAGTGGTTCGTGACAAACTATTCCCGTCAGACGAATGTGACGTACACGACACCGACCGGGCGACAATTTACGGTCCATGTGGCGTACAAGTCTTCTTTGGATGGTTACTCGAAAAAGTTTTTTGATCCATTTTGTCGAACGGAGCGAATTGAATTTATGGGTCTGACGACGACGGTTGCGCAGTTGAATTTCATTCGTTGGTGCATTGTCAATGGTATCGTTGACTACATCACAGAAAAGGGTGTATTGAAAATTCGTCACGAGGGTGTAAGCGTCGCTCGCCCACCTGCAATTTGCAATGAAACATAACCGTAATAATACAGATACATTGTGTATGACTTTTCAATCTGAGGTGCCAAGACTGGATTGAACACCAAATCAAGATGGGTTGTGATGGCACTCATCGTTCTGAAATCAACCATCCCCTCTTGGTTGTACTCTTTGGGGTTGTCTCCGAAGCAGTACATGTAAATGTTTTTCGTGGGCACTGAAAGACCGTGTTCAAGTGCCTGCTTGTAACTGTAGTATAACGCTCCCGGGAAATTTGAAAGTACATTCTCATTGTTGAGATACAACGTCCCTGATTCAATAATGTCCAAAAAGTTAATCTCGACACCGTTAAAGAACGTTACGGGTACAGCAGCCTGAATGTAATCAGTGCTGTACCCGTATTGGTATCGAGACTTGTAAAATTCTGGTTCAGTTTCATTTTCATAATCCTGGTTACGAACAAACCATGTAATCATAGACACGGGGAAACTGGCAGTCAAGTTCATCACCGCCTTTCCACCCGAGTATGGCTGTCCAGCTTCTGCCCACACATGATTGATGTTATACGTGAGCGTCTGACTCTGATAATACATTCGCTCATTTGGACTCAGTGTAATTTCTTCGAGTAAAAGACGTGGATTCACAAGGTCGATAGGATTTCCATTGACGTCACTCGGGGCATTTGTAATCCAAGCAGCGTTGTGAAATGTGAAACGAACCGTCACAACCTGTTGCAAAAGGGCACACAACGGTAAGAACGGCTTTTCGAGCTTTTCACGACCCTTTTTCGAGTATGAATGCCGACGACAAAAGAAAAACTCCAATGGAATGAGCATCTTCACAGGATCAGTCGCTGGAACGACGTTTGACTCGGACTGTCCGGCACTCACAGCTTGATACATGGCGAGTTTTTCATCTGCATCAAGAAACAACTGGTCTCGTATAACGTACCAATCATCAGTCAAAATTTCAATTGGTTGACCGTCAATAAGAAGTTCCACCTTTTGAAAAATGGCTCGACCGACAAGCGGTGTGTAGTTGTACCCGGTTGGCAACGCCGGTAACGTCACGGACAAGTACATGTTTGAAATGAGATCACCTGATTCACGTGGAAATATATTGACTGAAAATGTCTTTGACGTGTCCAAAAACTTGACAGACCCAGACTTGAGTGGAAGAAGAAAACGCTGTGTGATGGCAAATGGTGTGTGTTGAAGTATCTTTGGCATCCACAGCGACTCACCACCGTACATGTACTTTTCTTGTGCACCGATGGCTGCGAGCGCCGTGAGAGCACCCGTCCCAAACCCCCGCCCATTCATCTCAATAAGAGCGTCACGAGGTGCTGGAATACTCGTCCATACATTTGAGTTGAGGTCTCTGAGCTCACCGGCTTGTCCCTTTATCGCTGTGGCATCGAATATTTTTGGATCATACAATGAATAGTATTTACTTTCAATGACTGCGTTTGGCACATTAAACGTCACGGGAACAATTGAACCTGGTAAAGGGAATATCTGTGGCACATCTGTTGTCACTTCGAGTCGATAAAGATAATCACGTGGTTTCACAACCGTGTCAGCAAGGACGTCTGCCACGCCGGGTGTACTCGTTATGCTCTGTATGACAACATTACCGGTGACGTCAATGATGAGTTTTGACGGATCAGTGAGTCCACTTATTGTCCAGTCTTTTTGTGGCAACGGACCTGTAAATCGATCAACGACATATACGGTAAATGTGTTTCCACTGACGAGTGGACCACGAAAAGCTCTTGATCTTGATTTCTTAGTTATACCAAGTGCAAATGTCAATTGAAGAAGAGAACTTGGTGCAACCGGAACTGTTCCGGTTCCTTCTATGACTGCAGTGACAAGTGCAACATATGGAAATGAAATCGATGGTGGTCCTGGATTAATAACAACCGAACCATACACGTTTGGTGTATACGACTGAACAATGACACGTCCTTCAATTCCAGTCAACCCTTTGATGACCATTCCAGGTTCGATGTTTGCATTTTGTGTGAGGTATACTGACAATACATTTGATGTAAGTGAAGGTCCATAAAATCCACTCACAGTTATGTTCATCTCTACAAAGAGTCAAGATCTTGTTTCCAGAGGTTCGACACGGTTGTCGACTCGAGGGTTGCGAGTTCCGCCTGCAGTTCATGGATGTGCTTCACAGTCTTGGCAATCTCATCTGCTGTGTACTGATACGTCCGCACAGACACCAACAAGTCCAACGGAAACCCAAGCCGAGACATGTCGTTTTCAATGTCTGCACGCGACCGCTGAAACACAATGAGTCGACCACTCGACACCTCCGTGATGAAACGCGCACGAAGTGTTTCTGAAGTCACCTGCTTACGAAGCTCCTTGATGAGATACGCCTTGCGAGTCTTGTACAGTGCGAGTCGAATTTCAAGATAGTCTACGAGAATCTCCTCTGGGCTGGCGTACTTTTTCACAGCGCCATTTGGTCCGATCAGGTACATATTACTCGTGTGAATCGTCTTGACAAGTCCAAGCTGCTTCGGATCGTTGAGCTCCGTCCACACAAAGAAATCGGCATTCGTCTCCGTCGAGTGATTCTCGTAACGAATCTCGAGACTGTCCAAAAACTCCTTGTAATCCTGAATCCACTTTCCTGGTGGCAGCTCCGTCACGTGAATCTTGTCACCCTTGCGCTCAAACGTCCCAGTCAAAGTCCATGTGTGTTCACCCGTCTTTTCCGTCTTTCCGGTGAACCCTCGAAAGTAAGGCTTCATCGCCTCCATCGCCTCGCCTCGAAGTGCGTGAATAATATTCTTGGTCACCACCTTTGGATCATACGGTGGAACGTACGATGAAAATCCAGTGCCGATACCCTCTGCTCCATTCACAAGCACCATCGGCACAATTGGAAGATAGTACACCGGCTCAACCTGCTGACCATCCTCTGAGATGTACTTGAGTACAGGTTCGTCGCGCACGTCAAACAACTTGCGAGTCTTTTCGGCAAGTCGAGTGAAAATGTAACGAGGACTGGCTGCATCCTTACCACCCATCAGACGCGTCCCAAATTGACCGCTCGGCTCGAGCAAATTGACATTGTTCGAACCGACAAAGTTTTGAGCCAACCCGATAATCGTCCCCTGGAGTGAGGTTTCACCGTGGTGATACGCCGTCTGCTCTGCAATGTAGCCACTCAACTGAGCCACCTTGGCATCCTTGGTCAGATTACGCTTCAGACAAGCGTAAATCACCTTTCGTTGGGATGGTTTGAGTCCGTCAGCGACATGTGGAATCGAGCGCTTAATGTCCTCGACCGAAAAATTTGCCATGTCACGGTGAATAAAATCAGTCACGGTCAACTGTTTCACGGAACCGTACTCAACTCCAGGCGGTGTTTCAGCCATGTGTCCCGTGAGCCAGCCCTTCCGTGCATCCGACATTGCCTTTGAAAACGCCAAGGTCATCGACTCGTTTGTTCGCGAGTCTGGTGTAAACTTGACCGTCAAACGATCAATCATCTTGAAGTACTCCTTCGCCTCTGAAGATGTCGAAGTTCCGAGACCCTTGTAGTACTTGACATTTCCACGCGACTGACTTGCCCGAAAAGCCTCCTCCGTAAAGTACCACTCCTTCCCCGCCTTGATCACCGGTGTCACCATCGCCACGACAAACCCGAGGTCCAGCAGACTTGGCCAGAAATGATGAATCATGTTGAGCACCAGACCCTTGATGTGACTCCCATCGAGGTCAGCGTCAGTCATGATCATCAAACGTCCATATCTAAGTTCTCGCAGAGATTTATAGACACGACCATGTTGCAGACCCAAAATCTTTTTCAAATCCGAAAACTCTTGATTGTCAGTCAACTGTTTTACGCTAGCGTCCCGAACGTTCCGAGGTTTCCCCCTGAGTGGGAAGACGCCATAGGCATTGCGACCTACGATGCTCAGACCCGCAACCGCGAGCGTCTTGGCTGAGTCACCCTCAGTCACAATCAGTGTACAATCGTGACTCTTTGCAGTTCCAGCCCAGTTGGCGTCATCCAGTTTGGGAATACCAGTGATGCGATTCTTTTTTGTGCCGTCGGTTTTCTTGAGTTCCTTTTCAGTCTTGGACACTGCGAGTGCCGTGAGGTCGTCGCCGACGCCCGACGCCAGGACATCCTTGATAAACTTGGGCTTGAAGTCGTACGTGACGTCCACCTTTGATGTACACTCCGTCTTGGTCTGACTCGAAAATGTTGGATTGATGATTGTGCATCGCATCATCACAAACAGACTCGCCTTGATTTGAGCGGGACGAATGCCTGTTGCGAGTTTCGGTACGAGCTGATTCACAAATCGATCAATGTGAGTACCACCTTGTGTTGTTGAAATACCATTGACGAATGAAATTTGTTGGAATGAACCCGTCGTCGAATGCCCGACGACAATGTCATGTCCCAGTGTTGCAAAAGGAACATCACCGACGTGCATCCGAGCATAGTCCTCGAGGCTCTTCACTTCGAGGCGGTTTCCATTCAGGTACACGTGACACTTTGGACAACACGCCGCCGCGTCCCAAACACGCTTCGTCAGCACCTTGATCAAGTCGGGAAGTTGGCTCGCACCCCCCTCAAAACGCGACCAGTCTGGTTGAAATTCAACATCAACATAGCCACCCTTTGCAGCCAAAGCGGTAGTGACTGGCTCCTCGCACACCGTCATGTTTTTCGACCATTTCTGAACGTACTTTTGGTTCTTGTGCAGCGTCCGCAC